CAGGTGCAGGTGCAGGTGCAGGTGCAGGTGCAGGTGCAGGTGCAGGTGCAGGTGCAGGTGCAGGTGCAGGTACAGCTGCAGAAGATATTTGACGGCGAGACGCCATAAAAGCTTCTTCGCTTAGTGGTTTAGTCTTGTTCGCGATTGCTTGCCGCACATGAGCAAAATACGCTTCCTTATCTTTTTGTTCAGCCGCCTCCAAAATCTTTTCCGCAGAAACGCCAGAAGTACGTTTTAGGTAGCCCATAGGGTCACGCGTGTATTCCGCAACATCGCGGGCAATAAGATTTTCGACGGGCCCAAAACGCCTTACTAACGGGCCTAATACGGCATCTGCGTCCATAGCGCGAAGACGTGCCTCAATATCTGCCGCAGAAGTAATAGCAAGCACGGGGTACATCTGGTTAAATTCAGTTAAGCGCGCGTCTACCCGCTTAGTCTCAAGATCAAACGCTTCTTTATCCGCACCCAACTGCGCTTTTTTAATGTCTGACGCAGCAGTCAACGCTTTGTCTGCTGGCAGCAAGTTAGTCAGCACATTACTTCTGAATTCAGCCATGTCTGTGTTAGGGCCAGTTGCATAAAGCTGACCCAACATGTCATCGCCTTCTTCACGGTCGATTTCACCTTTTCTTATGCTACGTTCAATCAAACTAACGGCTTGACCATAGTTTGGCGCGCCGGCGATGTTGCGTAAAGCATTTGTTCGACGATATGTTTTTTGTTCTTCTTGAAACTTTCGAGTTTTTTCTTCGCGTTCTGTTTTTGCTGCTAATGACTGTTGACGCTGTACATCGCCCGTGGCAATTTTTTCATAAAAACTAGGCGCTTGAGCAGCCAACGCGTTATAAAAAGCGTCTGACCCATACGGTATGGTTTTGTCAGCCATCAGTCTATTAAGCGCGTTTCTTTCTTGTTGCTGCTGCTGATACTCTTGCATCTTCAGCATATTCATCTGCTGTTGTTGCTGAGCACCTTGCAATTGAGCAATCGCCGCCATTTGATTGATGGGCGATTCAATCTGAACTGGGCGAAAGCCCATTGCAATGCTTGGGTCAATTTGTGCCATAGTTAACCACCCATACCTGGAACACCCTGAAACGCATTCGTATTGTTAAATGCATTAATCAGCTGTTGATTCTGACGGTAATTTAGATACTGTCCTACACCGCTGGTAGCTGCGTTAGCCATACCCATATAACCCGAAGCGCGCGCGTTACCCGCAGCCAAAGCATTTGCGTTCAAAGCACTACCAAGATTTCCGTAGGCAGCAGCAGTTCCTGCACCCAGATTTCCAGCAGCGCTAGTCAACGCGTTAGTTGACGTTTGGCCCACGCCGCCCAAACTTTGCAGCGGGTTTAATATGTTGGATCGTTCTGTCTGGAATCTATTAAACGCGTTTTGATATTCTTGAGACGCCAAATCTTGGCCGTACTGCATGGCGCCGCGCAGCTGATTGCCTGACAGCAAACCTCCGCGTGCTGCAGCAGTTCTGTCCAGCGCTTTAAGTCCTTCCCGCAACCTAAACCCATACCCAGGATCTGCTTGGTATTGCGCCATTGTAAACGGCTGCAAACCGTAACCGTAGCCAGGCATATCGGTACGACCACTAATGCCCAACAAATCTGCCAACCGATTTTGCGCCGCCAAGCCGGTCTGTCTAAACGGCTCTTGCAGCTCCATCTGCTTGGCAAACATGCGCTCTTGCGCTTCAATGCTTGCTTGCGTAGTTTCACGGGATGCTTGCGACGCGGTTTCAGTAGCGCGCTGTTGTGCTTTGGCAGCTTGGTTAGCGGAGTACCCACCTATTACCGCGCTGCCGATAATTGCGGTTGCTATGCCTGACATAACGCCTCCTGCCTATTAAACTCTATGCCAGACAATCGTAACGTCGCCCGGTAATCAATTGTTATTTCTTCGCCCATATCTCCACCAACGCATCCAGATATATCGGTTAAAGCCACTAAATTTATATCGCCTGTTTCTGTAGGCACCATAACCGCGTTTGGGTTAACAGAGTGGTTTGTATATCGCCCCGCTTGTGTTCGCATACCGTTAATACGCGCAGGGCAAATAATCTCGCCGGCCTTAACAGGTGTGGTCGCAAACAAACCTTTACCTTCAATTGGCGACTCAGTAACACGAACGTTTCCGAGGTCTAATCGAATTTGATCGCTTTCGTTCTCTGATTGCTGCCGTACAATTTCGTGCGGAATGCCGCATTCATGCAGCAGCGCGTTATAGTCGGCTCTATCAATAGCCCGCTCTACTTGCGCCACTTTAAATTTAGTCGCGTAATCGTCTTGCCAATTTTCGCTTTTTTCCAAAAACGCGGCTTCAACAGCGTCAACGTCTTTTAGCTCAGTTGAGTACACATTTTGCCAAACCATGTCTTCAAGAACGTAGCCAATTTTTCGGCCTGGTTTTCCAACAAAAATTAACGGCGCGCTTAAAATTTGCGTTGCGCCAGCATCGTCAACAACCATTACTTTACCGCGCAGCATAATATTCATATGCTCAAATTTTTGCTTGTGCCCAATAGCTAATGTGCCAGCAGGCATAAACACTTCGCGGATGCAAATGTTTGGCCCAAAATGATGCACTACAGGGCAATCAACTTGTGGCAGCTGCAGCATCTCTTTTTCAGCATTTTCCATGCTAGCCAAAACTTGCAGCGCTTGCGTTCCGATAGTCGTTATGTCGTTCACACCACCACCCATCTAGAGCCTGATGACACCGTCACTGTTACGCCGCTTGCTACCGACACAACGCCAGCCGACATGCCCGACGATCCTGCCGGAATAGTGTAGCTGGTAGAGATTGTCAGGCTGTTAACAAAAATGCCGTTAGATGCTACGACATGCGAGGATGTTAATTCACCCGTGCTGGGTTTGTACAGCAGTTTTGCGTTGCCTGTATAGATGGTCGACATCGTGCCTGTTGTGGCCGTGGCAAACGTCGGGTACAGGTTGGTTGCGGTAGTTGTATCGTTGGAAATGCTAATGCTCGCGCCACCTACCGCCCACTTAACGCCGCTGGCTTGCGTTGAATCTGCTGTCAGCACATAGGCGTCGGTGCCCACTGGCAAACGCACATTATCCGTACCATTGTTGACAATCAAGTCGCCTTTGGTGGTAGTTGGCGACAGCGCGTCAAAGGCTGCAACAGCTGTCGTCTGACCTGTACCGCCGTTGGTAATGGGCAGCGTACCGGTAACTTGAGACGCCAAATCTACGCCGGTTAACGTACCACCTAACGTCAGACTTCCGCTAGACGTCACCGTGCCCGACAGGCTAATGCCGTTGACAGTACCGGTGCCGGAAACGCTGGTGACCGTGCCTGCGTACTGATCGTTGGATGTAATCGTAAAGTTTGGGTAAGTGCCTGAAATGCTGGTTGTACCCGCGCCAGTCAAGGACACCACTTGATCCGGCGCTGTGTTAGTTACCGTAAAACTGGGGTAGGTGCCAGATGTACTGATACCTGTGCCGGCTGCAAGCGACACTACTTGGTCTGGTGCAGTATTAGTAATTGTGAAACTAGGGTATGTGCCTGACGCATTGATACCTGTACCACTAGCTAGCGACACTACTTGGTCAGGCGCGGTATTAGTGATCGTAAAGTTAGGGTACGTGCCGGACGTGCTGATGCCTGTGCCGCCAGTCAGTGATACCGTCTGGTCAGGCGACGTATTAGTAATAGTCACCGCGCCGGTAGCACCGGACACCGAAATGCCCGTACCTGCTACAGCACTGGTCACGCCTGTGTTAGTGATCGTAATTGATCCTGGGCCTTCAGTAATGCTAATTGCGGTGCCGTCAGTCAGGTTGGCGTTTTCCCACACCCCGGCCACAGCGTCATAGATGAGCGTATTGCCGGACGTTAACGATGTAAAGTTGACGTTGCCGTCGGTGCCGCCCAAAACAGACCCATAGGTCGGACGTACAAACAGTATGCCGTTAGACGAACTTACGTTGACTACTGCAGCAACTTTAGTAATAGCCGCTGGCGCTGTTGGTTTAGTTTTAGTCAGGCCACCGGTAACCAGCGGGTTGTAATACAACTCGTCACCCTGCGCCCAAACTTCCGCGCCGCCGGTAGTGTCAATTTGCTTAACTTCACCAAATGCAGTGACGGTAATCCAGTCATTATTAACGCCTGACTCCGCAGCTAGCCCTAATATGTAGTCTGCTTGGAGAGGACTTAACCCCGTAGCCGCTGCGCCCACCAGACCACCTGATGAACCCAATGTGCCGGCAAACATGACTACTTGACCTTTAGTAATACTGCCAGAGCATTTGATACGGTAATATTGCGACTCTCCAATGTGCTGAATAACCGCACCGTTCATCTGAAACGCTAATGTTTGAAACTGATCGTCATTAGCGTAATAAAGCCGGCCTGTAGCATCGGCAACCGACACGGCGGTATCAAACTGAATGTAGTCCGGCGTCTGTATGCCGCCGGTCAGGCCCGTCATTGAGGTGATATCACTATTTGTGCCAGAGGCAGCTGCACCTAAATTTGTGCGCGCATTGGCCGCGTTAGATGCCCCAGTTCCCCCGTTGCTGACATTTAGCGCGCCGCCTAACGTAATCGTGCCTGACGTGGTTACAGGGCCGCCAGTAGCACTCAACCCGGTTGTGCCGCCGGAGACATTGACGGACGTGACTGTGCCGCCCCCGCCGCCAGATTCGGCTTTATTTAGTAGATTAAGAAAAAACCGATACCAATCGCGCGCGACAAATCCCGACCGCTCGTCAATGATCTGCGATTGGATACGGGGTATTTGCGGTTCGTTATCGCTAGGCATTGGTGCCCGACAAGATTAACTCGGCACCTACAATAGAAATTTTGACCGGGTCGGTGCCTGATGCTTCATACACGCGGTCGCGCAGTTTTGTGGTCATGCCTAGCCGGCGGCGAATAGCTCGCGTGCCGTAAGCACCAATCTTGCCCATCGACATCCAGTGTTCGTTTGACCATGTGTGGCCACCGTCGTCCGACCAGCGCAACGTAATCTGCGGATCGCTGCCTTGGCCGGTGTTTAACCCCACGCCTGTCTGCAAATCAATTTGTAGCGAATGCTGGGCAGTACGTTTTAAATTATTTTGGTTTGTTGGCAGCGCGCGCCATGACCGTAGCCATTTCTGAGCAAAGTCGCCGTCAGAAAACTGATCCAAATCATACGCATAGATGTTGCCATTTTGGAAGTCGCCTACAACTACCTCTTCGCTGTAGAACATCTGACAGTTAGCCCGGTGGCGAATAAACTGCCCGTTGGCAAAACCAGCCCGCTCATGCCAAGCGCCAGTGGCCGCGTCGTACACCCAAGTCGCCTGTGCCGACGGAAAAGTCAGCACGTAAAATGAATGGCCATCCTGCTGGTAAGTGAACGCGATCGCATCTGAGATGACGTCGTAGCTTTGGATGGCGTACTCGACCGCATGGGTTGAAATACGTTGCCCGGCGTAGCCGTTAGCACGAAACACAATTCCATGCCCACGGGCATCTGCACCTAGCCAAAACAGCGAGTTGTCCATTTTGGCTACCGAATAGGTTGCCGCGCAGCCAAACTCATTAACCGCGCCCTGAATGCGGGCTAACGGAAAGCCTTCTAACGCTGCGTCGTACCAGACTTCCACTGACTGCGTGCCAAACAGCCACACCTCGCGGTGGTCAACAAACAGCGACACCAAGTTGTCCGGCATACCTTCGGCGCTGGCAAACGACAGCGGGTCAATTTGAGTGCCGTCCAGCAACTCAGACGTCCAAAACCGCTGGGAGTTCGGTTCTTGAAAAATAAAATAACCGTCCAAATACCCGACAGTTACCGCACCGGGAAAATCTATGTCCGTAATTTCCGCCAACCCCTCGCTGGCAGCGTCATAGATATAGCCTTTGGGGTTAGTAGCAATAAACAGCTGCGTGCCGTTGTCGACCATCGATACCGGGCCTGTGCCGGCAATCGGGCCGATAGGTGTCACGTTCCACGTAGAGTCGACGCGGTAAAGCCGGTCGCCCGATACCGCGTAGCCATAGTCGCCGTACGCCCACAGACCCCGGATGGGGCCGGTGCCAACAGTGGCAAGTTTACGCAAGCCTGGGGCACGGTTTAGGAACCCGCCGGTCTTGCCTTCTGGCGTTGGCAGCGGTTCAGGATACAGGTTAACCATGCGGTTATCCGCAGCGTTAACACTGCGGGCAACATACGCTTGGCCAAGAATTGGCGTTTGCATAGTTTAGAAATTGCCTGCGTAGATGTTGTACCGCTGATGCGTAGCAACCAGCGAGTAAGGCATCGACATCACGTCGTCTGGGTTGTTGATGCGCTTCAGATTACGCTTGGACGTCATGGCAATCCGTACAACCTGCGGCATGGGTTCAACACCAAACTCGTTGGCAATTTCCATCGCCAAGTTGTACTTGAACGCACGCAGATAGCCTGGCGGGAACGACAGCACGGTGTTCAAAGTTGCGGGTTTATCTAGCTGCTGCACCGACACAAAATGCCACTCCAGCAAGCGTGTGGGCTTGGGGTAGATCGTCATGGTGATGTCTGGGAACGTGTTGTTCACAAACATGACCTGCGGGTAG